AGAAATATGTGTTTTATATAGACAGCACTGGCGATTCTATGCCGAAAGAAATAAGGGAGCTGGTCAATAGAATTATAAAACAAGCTGCCGACATAGGAATTACGCTTACTCTTTATGAAAATAAAAAAGAACATCAATACAAAGATAGCGAATGTGGTATGTATAGTTTATTTATAAACATCCAGCTCTTATATGGAAAAAAGACACCTAAGTGGTTGATGAATAATAGGATTGCAGATAAAGATATGATGCTCCTGAGAAAGAAATATTTTAATCACGAAGAATAGACATATTCTCGATGAATATACTGATCGAATTCATATAATATTGCGTAATATTATATGAAAGAAAAAATAATAAAATTTAAAAAGGGTCCGTTCCCCAAAAAATATACGGTTATTGTAGAAAATAAAAAAACAAAAAAAACACGGAAAATACATTTTGGAGATAGAAGATATGCCCAATATAAGGACAGAACGCCGTTGAAGTTATATAAATCTAAAAATCACGGAACGCGTAAAAGAATGCAGAACTATTTTTCTAGGCATTCGGGAACAAAAAATAGGGGTGCGGCAATTAAAAAGGAAATGCGCAAGGGGAAAGGATATTTTACTCCAAAAATATTAAGCCATAAATTTTTATGGTAAACTCTATATTGGTGATGCTATTTTTGGATGTGTTAAACAAATCAATCTTTTTGAAATAGGCTTAATAATTAAATAATTATTAAGCATAATGGACATAGGTAGCGTATTTTCGTCGACAAAAAATAAACATTTTTTATGGGAGTTTATTAATAAAAACAACTGGTTTTCGGATATACCCGAAAATAAAATGTCGGAAGTAACAAAGTTATTTGAAAAAAATATTTCGGATGTTATGGAAAATGATAATCGTGGGAAAACACTCGTGGAGTGTAATAAAATTTTCTTAGAAAAGACCAGAATGAATTTGCAAACGGCCCGAGCGCCGTCTAATAAACGGGTATCTTTCGAAGATTTATCAGACAAGAAAATATCCACAATAGAAGAGGAACACCGTAACAGGCAATCCGCGTTTAATAATAGTTTAAAAAGCAGACAAGATGAGTTCGCGTCTCTCTTAAAAAGGCCTTCTCCAGACAAGGTAGAATTTGAAGATACAAAGAGTGACCCACGGATAAAAGATATGGATGATAAGGTTCAAGAAATGTTACTAGAGAGAAAATCACAGTTAAATCAAATATATGAGACTTATAAGAAGCCGGTTAACCTAGAGAAGGAAGATATAACTATTCGCGCGAAAGAGGTAGAAGTTATAAATATTTCCGAGATTGCCCACACTAAAGAGGACCACGCTAAAGAGGACCACGCTAAAGAGGACCACGCTAAAATAGATGATTTGAAACAATGTATTGAAAAAATGAATGAAACCATAAAGGGATTAATTACAACCCAGACAGATATAATGACTATATTGAATAAAATAAAAATTATATAAATACCAACCTGAACTTCTTGTCCGGGAGGAACTCAATCTCGCCGAGGTGGACGAGATTTTGTCTACGATAACTTTCGTATTCGTAAATCTTGTGTGTCACTTTATCATACGCGTATTTCTCTCCATCTATAGTAAGCTCATTCAGATTAAGTTTAATCTTCTTCTTATTCTGTTTGGCTGCCTTGTCCGTCTCTTCTTCTTCGATTGAAGGATGAAAAGAATATGCCGCCGACTGAACAGTTCCAAATGTGAAACACTTGACTTCGCCTTCCTCTCCTGCTTTCGAATGTAGCGCGCAGTCAATCGAAGATTCTTTAACAGAATCCAATAATTGATGTGCGATGTCTTCCTTTATTGTAGAGATTTCGAAAAGCGCCTCGTCACTTGTGAGAGCGCGATCTGTTAATTTACCCTTATCTTTCAATCTCATCTCGATTGATTTATCGCTAGTTAATTGGTCTTCTGTAAATGTCATTAAATATAAGAAAACATCAACAGTTTGTAGATCCTCCGGGAGGTCCTTGTGGCTACAAATTCTTCGTGCTCTCCCAATAACTTGTTCTGTTCTAACGGGGTGCCAGTATGGTTCTGTTATGTGAACAAATCTTACATTTTTAAGGGAAATTCCCTCGGCACCAGATGCTGTTATCATAAATATTCTTATTATCTCTCCAAGATTGTTATTAGGGGACATTTTTTTCAATGGTTCCACTAGTGTAGTTGGTATAACATCCCATAGACCATTGAAGATGTTCCTGACTATCTCCTTCTCTTCGGCTGTTTCGGTTCCTGTATATAAGACAAACTTTGGCTTGCTCATATCTTCTTCGGAAATATTTAGGGTCCATACTCCTGCGGTTTGTTTTACTTTAAATTGAGCGAATCCGTTATGTTCCAAGACAAGCTTAAGTATTCCAATTCCCTCAAGTGTTCTAAACTGGCTATACACGAGGTGTAGACCAACGTGTGACGGATTTTGTAGGTTTTCTAACATATTCAAAAATTTAGGACTATATGTCTTTAATCCAGAAAATGATAAATATGTTGAGCTATTAAGCTTAAGTTGTTCGAGTGCCGCCTTAATTTTTTCTTGATAACTTCGCGTTTCAATATCTGTTTCTGCGGCTTGTTTATCGACCTCATCGCGCTCATATTTTCCATCTACGTCGTTTATCTTTTCGAGAGCCGATTTTGCGTCAACGACGTCCTCTGTGGCCTCCTCATTAATAATCGCAGCTTCTAAATCGTCTGTGTCGTTAGGCATAGGCCTTTTAATGTCGGGTCTTGGGAATACGAAGTTGCAAAATGCTCGCGAGAATATTCTGTAGGTGGATACCGAGTCGTCGAAAACACCGTCTCCTAGCTTCTTCCTCTTCTTAGCATTTCTAAGCTCAAGCTTTCTTTCCTGAACTCGTGCTTCTTCATATACTCCATACTGGAAGTCACTCATAGGAATTCTTAGAACGTGGAAATTCTTAGCTCTTGTGTATTTGGGCATTAGGGATTCCTGTGCGCTCCTGAAATATGATGTGAGTCCCATTATTCTTCTTTTAAATAAATCGGTGTTTTTAACATTGTTTTTTTCGTCGATGAAAAGTGTTTTAAAACCTTCGAGCGTGTCGGGAAGCGCATTATACTTTGTTAAGGTTATAGATTTGGGAACAACGCTCATCTTGTGTCCCTTTATAACTTTAGTAATTAGTTCGATGAAGCTTGAATCGGATATGTTCCCGCTTTCTCCAACTCGCGTACCATTATATACCGAACCCTTTTCAGTATTTACGAATCCAAACGGATTCCTCGTTATTGATAAGGTGGTTGTGGTTGGTTTATATTCTACGAAATCTACTAATTTACCTCCGTTGACTCTAGATGAAAACATTTTCGTGAAGGTGTCTGTCGTTATTTTTTTCTGGTCGGTAATTTTTAGTTTAAAAGACCAGGTTTTTATTCTTCCTCTTAAAATATTAAATAGAATACCGAGCTCATTTGGATAGTTAATCATCGGCGTTCCCGTCAAGAATACGATTTTTGTGTTCTCCGCGTCCATTAGATAGCTATACAGTTTCATCGATAGGGAGTCCTTTTTAGTTAGTTTATTTACAATGCGGCCTACAAAATTATGAGCTTCGTCAATAATAATAATTTTATTATCAAATGGGTTCTTGGTGTAATTTTCAGATAGGGATTTTAGATGGGCCATTCGCATACCATTATAATTTAAGAAATTATACTTATGGTCTATCATAACATTTATTTGTTTATCTACCGAGGCTTTGTTTTCGGCACTAAGTATGGAAAAATTAGGTTTCTTTTTGATGTTTACCAACCACGCTCCACCTTGTTTTTTGATAAACTCCACCGTAAGGGAAAGAACACTCGACAACGTATCGATTAATGAGGGATTTGCGCGAGTATCAATAAATTCCCAATACTGGTTCTTCCTATACATTGTGTCGCCGCATTTTTTTAATTCTTCGATATAGTTCATTCTTAATGATGCGGGGGTCATAATGAGAACAGATTTGCTAGTTTTCACGCCCTCCGCGATGGCGATAGATGAACAGGTTTTCCCCGAACCTAAACCGTGAAATAGAAGAAGTCCACGATATGGTGTATATAAGTTTATATAATCCCTCACGATTTTTTGATGAGCCATTAGTGAAAAGCTTTCTCCTCCCACATAATCACACGACGCCTTCCCCTCATTTTCTATAATCTCCTTTTTGTAGTTTTTGAATAATTTAGACATGAAGTTAATAAATATTTTACGATTATTCATATAGTAAGGAGATGTGCTTATCTTGGGGAGATCGCGCTTCTTCTCAAGTCTACCTAATATTGATTCGTCTCCAATAATAAGAGATGACACGTGCCCCTCCTTTATAACACCAATTGGGGACTTAAACTTCTTTTCGGGAGGCCCAACCTTTTCGACTGGTTCCTCCGATGCACTTTTTAGCTTAACCCTCTTCTTCTTCTTCTTTATGATTTTCATTTTTATCTCGGGCACTGCATCTGCGGGCGCTGCATCTGCGGGCGCTGCATCTGCGGGCGCTGCATCTGCGGGCGCTGCATCTGCGGGTTCTGCATCTGCGGGTTCTGCATCTGCGGGCGCTGCATCTGCGGGCGCTACATCGTCCCGCCCGTGTTTTATAACGGGTTTTCTCGGGGGTCTGGCCACCCGCATAACCGCTGGTTTAAGCTTTCTA